CTCCGGCACCGGGTGGTACATCGGAGGCAGCACGGCCGACTCGGTTTTCACGAACTGCACGTCCGTCAGCAATGGCGGCGCCGGAGATTTCCGCGGATTCCATGTCGCCGATACCGCATCGAACGTCACTTTCACCACATGCTCGGCGATCAGTAACGCCGAGAACGGTTGGTTCGCTGATAGCACTGGTCGCGGCGTGAAACTGGTCGGCTGCCTGGCGCGCGGAAACAACGTGCAGCACCGCGCGGGAGGCAACGGCTTCGAGATCAACTCCCCTGGCGCCGAACTGGTCGGATGCACCGGGACCGGACAGCTCGGCAACTCGGCAGGTCAGGGGTCCGGGGCCTACCTCGGATCATCGGTACAGGTGATCGGCGGCCGATTCGAGGGCAACTACTGCGATGGGGTCAGGGTCGCAGCGTCCGATGCGTCCGTGACCGGCGCGACATGCGCGAACAACGGGTCGGGCGGCGGGTCGGGTATCCGCGCGCTGGGCACCATCAGCGGAATCTCGATCGTTGCGAACTCCTGCGTAGATACCCAAGGCAGCCCTACGCAGTCCTACGGCGTCAGCATCGAAACCGGCGTGACCGGGTATACCTTCGTGCCCGGCGTGGCGCACGGGAACGTCACGGGCGACTACAGCATTACAACCAGCGCGGACGTCCCGCCGGCATCGCTTTACCCGCTTGGCCCGAACTACCCGTACACGGGGGCCCTCCTGTCCGGGGCATTGACGATGATCGGGTTCGGGGCCGATCAGGCTTTCTACTGCCGAGCATTGTCATCCGGCAGGATCTCGAAGATCGGGTTTCAGGTCGGTGTGCAGTCGGGCACGGTCTGTGTCGGCGTTTACGCGAACAGCGGCCAGGGGCGCAATGCCACCCCGGGAGCCCGCAAGGCGACCTCCGGCAGCGTGTCCTGCCCCGCCCCGGGCTACGCCGAGGTGGCCCTTACCGCGCCTGTCGACGTAAGGGCGGGTGAGTGGCTGTCGATCTCGGTCAGCAACACCGTTGTCACCGTTGCAGCGTCGGGCATCACGTCCGTGAGCGCGATGGGCAGCGGCATGTCCTGCTACCAGGGGTCTGCGACTCCGCTGCCGGCGACGGCCGCGCCGGAAGGCGCCGTCGTCAACACTGTGTACCTGGTCGGCGTCGCCTGACCCGCATAAGCACCGCTACCTGACAACTGAACAGCTCCACACCACTCCCCACGGCGCGCCGGTCCGGCGGGCCGACGCCAAGAAAGCAAGGGACAGGGAGGGCATCGAATGCCCGGGTTGTACTACTGCACGATCGAGGACGTACGCGACGCTCTCGAATCGAAGGCGAGCGCCTACGACGAACGCCGCATCGGCCGCGCCATCGAGGCGGCGTCCGGTGACGTTGACGACGTCATTCAGCAGCACACCGGGCACTTCCGGCCCATCATCGAGACTCGCTACTTCGAGTGGCCCCCGCCGCAGACCGCGCACCGGTGGCGGTTGTGGCTCGACGGCAACGCGCTCATCTCGGTCTCGGCCCTCACCTCGGGTGGCGTGACGATCACTGCCACCGACTACTTCCTTGAGCCGCAGGCGTACGGCCCGCCCTACGACCGGATCGAGCTCGATCGAGGCGGACCGGCCGCCTTCGACTACACCGCGGGCACCCCACAGCGCGCGGTCGCGGTCACTGGACTGTGGGGGCAGGGCGACGACCGCGAGGCTGCCGGGGCGCTCGATGGGGCCATCAACGCCAGCGTGACCGCGCTCACCGTGACCGACGGCTCGAAGGTGGGCGTCGGCGATCACCTGATCATCGGCACCGAGCGCATGATCGTGACCGCGAAAGCGTGGGCCGACTCGGGCCAGAACATCGGCGCCGACCTCGCGGCCAGCGAGGCTGCCCGGACGGTCGCGGTCTCGACCGGCAGCGAGTACGCCGAGGGCGAGCTGCTGCTCGTGGACAGCGAGCGCATGCTCGTGCTCGACATCTCGGGCAACAACCTCACGGTGCAGCGCGCGGCCGACGGCTCGGTGCTCGCGGCGCACACCACCGGTGCCGATGTCTACGCCCGCCGGGCGTGCACGGTCGAGCGCGGGGCCCGCGGCTCGACGGCCGCGAGCCACCTCGACGCGGCCAGCATCGAGCGCCACGTCGTGCCCGGTGACGTCGTCGAGCTCGCGGTCGCCTCGGCCGTCACGACCCTGCTCTCGGGCCGGGCGGGCTACGCCCGCGAGTACGGGCCGCAGGGGTCCGGGACGAAGCTCGGCGTCGGCCTGCCGGACCTGCGCGACCGGGTGGCCTCCAACTACGGGCAGCAGTGCCGGCTCCGGACGGTCTGACATGGAAGCGATCGAGATCAAGCTCACCGGTCCGATCTTCGACGGCCGGGCCGTGCAGGCAGGCCACGAGGTCACGCAGGCGATCGTCGATCGGGTAGCGGGCTACGCGCTCGAACAGGTGCAGCACAACCTCGACGGTTCGCTCAAGAACCCCACCCCGTACTACGAGACGCAGATCAACGTTGTCGGGTACATGACCGACCGGGTGGTCAACGACAGAGGCGTCGTCTACGGGCCGTGGCTCGAAGGCACCGGCAGCAGGAACGCGACGACGCGCTTCAAGGGCTACGCCTCGTTCCGCCGGGCCGCGCAGGTGACCCGCTCGCGCGTCCGGCACATCGCCGGGGGCGTCGTCTCGCAGTACATCCGACGGATGGGGTGACCCGATGACTGCTGAAGCAACTGTCGCGGCCGTGCTCGATGGCATCGTCTCGCCGATGCTGGCCTCGGGCATGTTCGCCCGGGTCAACAAGCACGAGCCCAAGAGCGCGCCCGGCTCGGGCCTCACGGCCGCCGTGTGGCTCGATTCGGTGGGCCCGGCCGTGAGCGCGAGCGGGCTCTCGGCTACCTCGGCCCGGCTCGTCTTCCGCATCCGGCTCTACACCTCGATGATCAGCGAGCCGCAGGACGCCATCGACCCGGCGATGCTCGCGGCCAACATCAAGCTCATGGCGTCGTTCTCGGACGACTTCGACCTCGGCGGGTCCGTGCGCAACGTGGACCTGCTCGGCGCCTACGGCATCCCGATGAGCTCGCAGGCGGGCTACCTCAACCAGGACGGCAAGCTGATGAGGATCATCGACATCACGTTGCCGCTCATCATGAACGATCTGTGGACGCAGAGCGCCTAGGAAAGGGGTGAACGATGGGCAAGGACAGCGGGCTCGGCGACAACTTCTACGTCGATGGGTACAACCTCTCAGGAGACACGCAGCAGCTCGGTAACGTCGGTGGCGGTATTCAGACCATCGACGTGACCGGCATCGACAAGAGCGCGCACGAGCGTATCGGCGGATTGCGCGATGGCCGGATCGAATGGACGTCGTTCTTTAACGACGCCGCAGGGCAGGCGCACCCGAAGCTGTCGGTCCTGCCGACCGCCGACGTGGTGGCCTCCTACTTCCGGGGGACCGTGCTCGGCAACTCGGCCGCCTCGATCGTGGCGAAGCAGGTCAACTACGACGGCACCCGGGGTAACGACGGGCAGTTCACGTTCGGGGTCAACGCGGTGGCGAACGCCTACGGGCTGCTGTGGGGCCGTCAGCTCACCGCGGGCATGAAGACGGATACCACCGGGACGAACGGCACCGGCGTTGACACCACGGCGAGCGCGTCGTTCGGGTGGGCGATGGCAGTGCACTGCACCGGCGTGACCGGCACGAGCGTCACGATCAAGGTGCAGGACTCGGCCGACAACGCTTCATTCGCCGACGTCACCGGCGCAACGACGACGGCGTTCACTACCGCCGGAGGGCAGTTCATCATCGCGAGCAGCTCGACCGCGACCGTCCGGCGCTACATCCGGTACGTCAGCTCGGGCACGTTCACCTCGGCCACGTTCGCGGTCAACTTCGTGAAGGGTGAGGGCGTCGCCCTCGTGTTCTGATCATGCGACCCATGAACCGGATCGAGCCCGTCGGCCCGGCGGCGGCCTACAAGACCTACACCATCGACAGCCCCCGGGACACCACCGAGCGGGCCGCCTGCGAGCAGGTCGGTTGCGGGGCCTACCGGAACGGCTGGCGGTCGATCATCGACGAGCGGACAGACCTCGGCCGCGCGCAGGCCGAGTACATCCGCACCCGCTCGCGGCGCACGTTCCGCGAGCAGCGCGCAGGCGACGGCATGACCTGCTTCATCTTCGAGAGCGGGCAGCGCTGTTTCACTGACCATAAGACTCGTCCCGAGACCTACGCCGTTCATCTCGGTGACTGGCGGCAGAACTTCGGGACGGTAAGGGCCCACGTCCGCGCCGCGGATTGGGTGGACGACTTCGGCGAGCACCAACTACGGATCGCCGACCGGATCGAGAAGGGATAACCCCTCATGGCGAAGGAATCGGGCCTTGGGTGGACGACCTGCTCTGTCGACGACAGTGCGGGCTCGGCGCAGGCCATCAAGAACGACATCACCAACTTGGCGTTCTCGACACCCCGCGGCGTGCAGGACGTGACCGGCATCGACAAGAGCGCGTACGAGCGCCTGCTGCTGCTGGCCGACTTCTCGATCACGCTCAACGGCGTGTTCGACGACAGCTCGGCAGCGAACGCGCATGCAGTGTTCAAGACCGTGCCGAGCACCTCGGTTGCCCGGACGGTCACGCTCACGGTGTCCGGCGACACCCTCGCCAACGAGGTGCTGTTCACCGACTACCCGCTCACCCGTTCCGCCTCGGGCGAGCTCACTTTCGCGGTCCCCGGCGTCCTTGCCGATGGCGCCGTCCCTTCCTGGACGTGAGGTAACGGCATGGGCTTCAAGGCACCGGGGCGCCGGACGGTCACGCTCCCGTTCGCGGGAGAGCTCGAAGGGCTCGTCGTGACCGTCCGGCGGGCGAGTCAGTCCGCGCTACGGGCTGCCGCCGAGCTCATGGAGTTGACGGACGGGCCGGACATCACCGAGTCGGACGCTCGGGCGATCCTCGGCCTGTTCGACCGCTTCGCCCGCGCGCTCGTCTCGTGGAACGTCGAGGACCCCGAGACCGGCGAGCCCATCCCGGCCACGCCCGAGGGGGTCGCCGATCTCGACGACGACTTCGTGCTCAAGATCATCATGGGATGGCTGACCACGGTCGAGGTCGACGGCGGCGGGCAGGCCGTCATCACCGCGGCCGAGCTGCACGCCGAGGCGCTGGCCGAGGAAGCCGACGCCGAACTCGTGGCGTCGCTGCCGGTCGAGGCGCTCGACTGACCCGTCGTACCGATTCCGTTGCCGCACAAGGGAGGTGAACCGCAGTGAGTCAGAACACCGTTGACATCACGGTGCGGTCGACGGATCAGTCGGCGAAGGGCCTCGACCAGGCCAACAAGAACGCGGGCAAGTTCAAGGACACGTTGCGCGAGATCGGCAAGACCGCCGCGGGCGTGCTCACGGCCGACATCGCGATGAAGGCCGCGCAGGGCATCAAGAACTTGGTCACGGACTCGGTCAAGCAGGCGAGCGATCTCAACGAGTCACTCAACGCCGTGAACGTGACGTTCGGGTCGAGCGCGAAGCAGATCACCGATTGGGGCAAGCAGAACGCCGCCTCGTTCGGCCTCTCGCAGAGCGCGTTCAACGCGATGGCGACGCCGCTCGGGGCCATGCTCAAGAACACCGGGCTCTCGATGCAGGACACAACGAAGTGGACGATCGACCTCACCAAGCGCGCCGCCGACATGGCGAGCGTCTTCAATACGTCGGTGCCGGACGCCCTGCAAGCGATTCAGGCTGGCCTGCGCGGCGAGGCTGACCCGCTCGAACGGTACGGCGTCGGCCTCTCGGCGGCCAAGGTGCAGGCCGAGGCGCTCGCCGAGACCGGGAAGGGGGCCGCCTCGGCGCTCACCACGCAAGAGCTCGCGACCGCCCGGCTCAACATCATCATGAAACAGACCTCGCAGACGCAAGGCGACTTCCAGAACACCTCGGACGGCGCGGCCAACGCCGCCCGGATCGCCTCGGCGCAGTTCGACAACACTAAGGCCAGCCTCGGCAACGCGCTACTGCCGATCCTGGCGAAGGCGGCAACGGCAGCGGCGACTCTCGCCGAGGGCTTCAACAACCTGCCGGGCCCGATGCAGGCGACGATCGTCATCCTCGGCGCCGTCGGTACCGCCGCCGTGCTGCTCGGCCCCAAGATCAAGGCCGCCCACACCGAGATGCGTAACCTCGGGCAGGGCGCGCTCTCGGCCGACACTAAGCTCGGGGGGATGGCCCGGAGCGCGGGCAAGGTCGCCGGTGCCCTCGGAGCGATGGCGACGGCCTCGGCTTTCATGTCCTCAGATGCTGGGGCGAAGGGCGTCGACACCACTCGCAAGGCGCTCGAAGAGCTGCGCAAGAGCGGCAAGGACGGCTCGGGCACCTTGCAGCACATCGACTTCGACCTCAAGAGCATCAACGACTCGGGTCGCAACGCAGCGGCTGGCATCGAGACGTTCACGGGCTTCATCGCTGAGGGGCTCGGGCAGGGCTGGCAGAAGATCGACTCTGTCAATCAGCGGATGCAGGCTCTCGACTCAAGCCTCGCCGGAATGGTGTCGAGCGGCAACGCCAAGGAAGCCGCCGAGGACTTCGAGCTGTTGCGGCGCAAGGCCGAAGAGCAGGGCACGAGCGTCGAGAAGCTCAAGGAGTTCTTCCCGCAGTATCAGAACGCCCTCGACGCCGCCGCTCGCGAGAACACCAACACCGCGGACGCGGCGAAGAACCTCACGCAGACGGTCGACCAGCAGCGCGAGGCCATCGACAAGGCGGCCGACGCGCTGCTCGGCCAGCGCGATGCGATGCGCGGGCTCGAATCGAGCTACGACGACGCCACCGAGGCGATCAAGAAAAACGGCAGGACCCTCGATATCGGCAGCGAGAAGGGTCGCGCCAATCAGGACGCGCTCGACGGCATCGCCTCGGCAGCCAAGAAAGCCGCTCAGGCCACCATCGCGCAGGGCGGCTCGCAGGCCGAGGCTAACGCGATTATGGCGACGGCACGCTCGCGCTTCATCGCAACGGCAACGGCTATGGGCATGGGCGCCTCGCAGGCGAGGACTCTCGCCGGCAGGCTGTTCGCCATCCCCAAGAACACGAACGCGAACGTCAACGTGAACACGGGGACGGCGAACGCCCGGCTCGACGCGCTGCGTGCGAAGCTCTTCTCGGTGCGTGGCCTGCTGGCAGACGTCAACGCAGGTACCTACGGCCACGGGCTCGGCGTCTACAAGGCGACCGGCGGCATCGTGGGCCGGGCGGCGACCGGCGGTATCCGCTCGAACATGGTCATGACCGGCGAACACGGCCCCGAGATCCTCGATCTACCGCCGGGCACGCAGGTGCACAGCAACCCGGACACCGAGCGGATGCTCGGCGCGACGGGCGCCTCGTCACAGCCGTTCGTCGTCATCCTCCAGATCGGCGAGCAGAAGCTCGGCGAGATCCTCGTCGATCCCATGCGCCGTGCGGTTCGAGCCCGCGGCGGCAACGTGCAGGCGGTGCTCGGATGACTTTCCCCGCTACTCCTCTCCCGATGGGCGTCGAGCTCTACATCAATGGCGCTTGGACGGACATCACCCCGTACGTCTACTCGCGCGACTCCATCGACGTCCGGCGCGGGAAGTCGTCAGAGGGTGGCCTCGCAGACCCGTCGAGCATGACCCTCACGCTCAACAACCGCGACGGCCGCTGGTCACCTCGCAACCCGAGCGGCGCCTACTACGGCAAGATCGGCCGCAACACGAAGGTGCGCGCGTGGGTCGAGAACGGGACGCCGCGTCAGCCGCTCGGCTCGGGCTACTACTTCTCGACCCCAGACTCGGCAGCTCTGAGCATCACGGGCGACATCGACATCAGGGCAGACGCATGGATGTTCTCGTGGCGCCCCACCGTCCCGACCTTCATCGGGCCGTTCAAGACGGGCAGCTATGGCATCTACGTGACGACCGCCGGATACCTCGTCATGTATTGGAGTGCCGACGGGACTAACTACGACACCCTTTCGTCCAGCGAGCCGGTCCCCGGACCGACGACCGGGCGCCGCGCCGTGCGAGCGACGCTCGATGTGAACAACGGCGCCGGTGGCAAGACGGCGCGATTCTACTACAGCGACGACAACACGATCAGTGGAACGTGGATCGAGTTCGGTTCGGCCGACACCACCGCGGGAACGACGAGCATCTTCAACTCGGCCAACGCGCTGCTCTCTACGTTCTCTTGGCGCGGCGAGTGCTACGACCTGGAAATCAGAAACGGTATCGGCGGCTCGATCGTCGCCAAACCAGCCTTCACCACGCGGACCGTCGGGGCATCGTCATTCGCCGACTCATACGGCAACACGTGGACCGGCCAGGGTGGGGCCACGGTCTCTAACCGGCACTACCGCTTCTATGGCGAGGTGGCAGAGTGGCCTCAGAAGTGGGACCGCAGCGGTCGAGACGTCTACGTTCCCGTTGAGTGTTCGGGCATTCTGCGTCGCCTCGGGCAGGGCAACTCTCCGGTCGCGAGTGCTCTATTCCACGGAACGAGGGCAATCGGCTCTGCACTGCGCGCTTACTGGCCCTTCGAGGACTCCGACGGCTCTACCACGATGACGGCTGGCATCGACGGTGGCCGGGTTGCCGTTGTCCGCGGTACGCCTTCGCTCGCCGCCTACTCGGACTTCGTCTGCTCC